TGATGATATCTCAACAGAGACTCCGACATTCGATTACGTCTTCAGTCCAGAGTTCAGTGGTTGGGCAGTTGGCGGCAAGACTTCAACAGGTGAGCAGTTCATCTTCCAGCGAGGGCAAGAGTATCGCGTAAGCTATCGAGTTGGGTGGTGTGCTGGTCTAACAGCTTATGCCTGGGAGTGGTTCCGAGACAACGCGGAAGACACCTGGGAAGAAGCCGAAGATCGGCTCTCTTGGGACTTCGTAGATGGCACTGATACTACGACGAATGACGCAGGCGCATATCTTTTGGGGCCGCAGCCAGTAGGTCAGATCGAAGGCATTCATTACGAAACGGGTGGCAATGTTACAGATGAGCGCTTGCTCTCCCCGTCTCTTTCTTTCATGGGTTCAGATTTTCCTTTTATCATCACTAGATTGAAGCTGATTGAAGCATCAACAACGGGCTATCCATGTTATCGGGTGGGTTGGCTTGATGGTGATGGGCGCACTGGATTCACAGGTAAGAAGACGCAGCGAGGTGAAGAGAACTTCCTACCTGATAGGATTCGAGCTTCAACGCTGAATTCTGATCATACTGGATACGCAACACTCGTTGCTGATATGGGTTTCAATCCTGCTTCTGATATGGATAAGCAGATGCAAGATCCTGCGCGTAGTTGGATTGACAAGACAATCACGCAGATCAGTCTTCAGTTGTGGAATCTTGGTGCGAGTGATCCAGACGGTGCTTTGTACATTCTCGATTACGTTCGGATCTGTGATGGTACTGCGAAGATTCCCGCATCTATCAAGATTGCGATTCTAGAGATTGCGCGTGCGATTCGAGATGGATCAAGCACTGGCGTTCAGTCTGAGAGCATCGGCGACTACTCAAAGACAATTGCGATGAGCGAAGCATCGAAGGTGATCCCTTCTCTTGCGAGAACAATTCTAGAACCTTATAGAAGGCCGAGTTGGTGAGCATAGAGCATTTGTTAAATACGACTGCGGATATGAAGCGTCCATCTCCAGACTATGACGGGATGGGAAACGTGATCTATACGTTGAATACGTTTTCGAGTGACCATGCTTGTAGAATTTCCCAGTCGATGCCTGTTGATGTCACTTCAGGTCCGGTTGAGTGGTCAGAAGCGAATGCAATGATCTATGTGTTGAGCGGAACAGTGTTCAAGCGTGATGATGAAGTTCATCATGGTGAAGAGGTTTATACAATCATTGGGATCAAGACTCCGAGTGTGAATGATCATCATACTTCGCTGGTCTGCAAGGTGAACACCAATGCGGCGTAATGACTGGAAGCTCACATGGAACGGTAAAGAGATTGGTGAGATGGCTGCGAAGCGTTTGAAGATCAACGCGGAGAAAGTGGCAAGAATGATCGAGTCGGACATCGTGAAGTCTCTTTCAATTGGTCAACCTGCGATCAGGCGAGGAGATGGGTCTTTGTTTGGCCTAGATCCATCAAAGCCTGGAGAACCTCCGCATCTCCTGACAGGTCGCTTGCGAGCTTCGATTGATCATCGTGTAGAAAGACGTGGAAAGTTAATCAACATCTATATCAGCGCAGGTACGCATTACGCAAAAGATCTTGAGTATGGCAAACCGAGTGCTGGTGCTTTTAGAGGCGCGATTGCTCCAAGACCATTCATGCGACCAGCGTTAGCGAGGAACAGAACGAAAGCGATTAGAATGCTTGTTAAGAACGTGTTCAGCAGGCAAGGCATTTCTGACAGAAGAAGGCGAACGTAATGATTGATCTGAGTAGATCTATTGTGGACTACCTCCGATCTGACACGATTCTTTCAGACAAGCTAGGTTCGTTTATGGGACATGCTGCGGTGTTTTCTTCTTTTCCTGTCCCATCGAATACGGAAAAACCTTTCATCGTAACGGTTTCAATTTCAGATGTAGACTTGGACACTAAAAACAGAACGGTGAGAGAAATATTGCAAGACATTTCAATTTACGATGATCAGGATGGAAGTCCTATAGTCATCGAGGAGATCTCCGAATACTTGAGAGAGAAGTTCAGGGCACCATTTGTTGTTCCAGATTGGACGATGAGTGGATTGAGTTTGAGTGGACCCGTTCTGAATGATTCGGATGATTACTATGGTAGGGTTCTTACGGCAAGAGTGGTTCTTGACCGTTAGGAAAACGAACGCAGGAGGTAAGTAAGATGGCAGTAGTAAATGGTAATTCGATAATTATATACATCGGTAACACCGCAGTGGGTTCTCAACGCGGAGTGACCTTCGACAGTTCGGCAGAAATGCTCGACATTTCAGACAAGACGAGCGCAGATGCAAAGTTCATATCTGGAAAGAGGACTGACACAGTAACTCTGTCTTCTTTCTATCTTGCGGCAGGAGATGCTCCGCAAGCAGCATTGCGAACTGCATACGAAGCCGGTTCATCGGTTGAAGTTGACTGGGTTGAGTCTTCGACAGACGGACTTACTGGGACTGGGTTGCGTACTGCGGAAAACGCATTCATCAGTTCGTTGTCAGTCAATGCTCCTGAGCATGGACCGGCGGAAACTGAAGTCACGCTTCAGATCACTGGTGGCTGGGGAACTTACTCAGTCTAATGGGAATGACATCTGACCAACTGCGTGGGCGAGTAAGCATCCTGATCGATGGTGAGGAGAAGTTTCTTCGCTTCGATCAGGGTGCGCTTTCTCGACTGATCGATCAACTTGGCCTGGAAGGGATGAGTTCGATTCCTTCTGCGATCTCCTCACTAGACATTGATACATTAATTGCTCTTGTCTGGGCTGGACGATTGTGGGAAGAACCGGAGTCGAAGATTGAGGAAGTTCGTAATTTGTTCTTTCCGATGCTTCCAACATACAACTCTGCAATTGAGGCGATGAATCTCGCGTTGTGGGGATCACTTCAGCCTGACTTCGGGGGAAGCGATGACGATGTGGACCCTCCGAAGGTGAAAGAAGAGAATGGGACTTTATCGACGCAAGAGATTTTGCAGTAATTCATCTTGGTTTTGATATCGATTCGTTTTGGCGTTTGACTCCAGCCGAGTTGAATGCTCTGTCGAGTGAGTACGGGAAGAAGCAGAAGTCTGAGTTTGAGACGTTAAGGGCATCCGTTTACTGGGCTGAATCATTGGCTCGAACGAAGCGTCTGCCTGATTTTAGGAGTTGGATAAGTCCCCCTAAGCCTGCAAGAAATCTAACGGGTGAGGAAGCCGCGTTGAGACTAGAAGAACATGAGAATGATGTCGCTTTAGCAATTTCCTTAAGGAATAGACGGGATGCTGCAAAGAACGAAGAAGGATCTTCTGTAGATGGCTGAACCGATTGGCAAACTTGAATTAAAGCTTCAAGCTGATATTACGCAACTCGAATCTGACTTGAAGAAGGCAGAGGGTCGAGCGAACACTGCTGGCAAACGCATTGCGCGTAACATGCAAGGTGCGTTTAAGGGCGTTGGAGCGATTCGCGTCAAGCTTGGTTTGATGGTTTTTGCTCTTGCTCAGATTGCTGCGCTAGGCGGCATGAAGAGATTGGTAGATGGTGCTATTGATGCGGCAGATGCAATTGGCAAGACCTCTGACAAGTTAGGCATCTCGAATTCCGCGTTGCAAGAATTTCAGTACGCAGCAGCACAGAGTGGAGTCAAACTTGAGACTCTAAATATGGGATTGCAGCGGTTCGGACGCAGAGCAGCAGAAGCAGCCACAGGAACTGGAGAAGCACGCGGAGCCCTCAAGCGTTTGAAGATCGAACTCACAGACGGGCAGGGCGCTCTCCGCTCAACAGAAGCTTTGTTCATGGACACAATGAAGGCATTGTCCGAAATCGAGAATCCACTTGAAAGAGTGCGACTGGGATTCAAGTTGTTCGATTCTGAAGGAGTTGCTTTAGTCAATATGGCAGGCAAGATGGGAGTGCTTCGCGACGAAGCGCAGAAAATGGGACTCATTCTCGATGATGAGGTAATTGCCAAGGCGGAAGAGACGAAGGACACGCTTTCTGCGTTAGCCAAAATAACAAGTGCCCAACTGACTCCTGCGCTTGCTGATCTAGGTGGTGGTGCGTTGATCGCAGTTGGTGAACAACTTGCGGTAGTAGCCTTCTGGGCGAACAAGATGTATCGGTCGCTTGCGGCTACTGCGAATCTCGGATTGAGCAACACTAAAATGCGGCTCATAGAAGCGAGAGATGAACTTTTAATAACTAATTTAATACTCAAAGAACTCGAAGATGAATTCGCGAGAAGCGGCGACCCGCGTGGGGCCACTAAGCATTTGGGTTTGGATAACAGAAGGAAATACCTAAATGCAGAAATCATCAGGCTGGAGAAGCAAAAGATAAATCTGGAAAATGCGCGAAAAAAAGAAGCGAATATCCTGTCTTCGGGACCACCAGTTTTCGATGCCAACGCGGAAGAGAAAGCGGCAGATATGCGTCGAAAGATTGCTGAGAAGGCATTTGAAGATCTTCGTGCTATGCGAGCAACGGATATAAAGAATATACAGCATGAAGCAAATAAAAAGATTGCCAAACTCGAAAAAGCAACCAAAGACGAACTAAAGATCTACGGAGGCAAAGCTGAGGCGATAGAGGCGATAAGGGATGCTGCTGCAATCAAAATCGATGCAGTGAACGCAGAATCGCATGAAAAGATGATCAAGCAACTTCAGAAAGATGTTGATCTAGAAGCTCGCAGGGCAGAAAAGATTAAGAAGATGCGCGATGGAGTTCATCAAAAGTTCCTTGAAGCAACGAAGACCGAAGAAGAGATGATCAAGATCAATCTCGCGAAGGAGATCGAGGAACTCAAAAGAAATATTGATAAAAAGCTTTACCTTCATGCTCAGTTCCTAGAAGACAAGGAAGAACTTGAAAGGGTAGCGGAAGAAGAAATCAAAGATCTCCGCAGGGACAATATTGATCTTGAGAAGCGTTACTTAGAAGAGCGCGAGAAAGCATTTGAGGAATCGTTCGGATTCATCCGAGATGGTTTTGCTGATGCGATGACAGAAATGATTCTTACAGGTGAGGCTTCGTTCAAGACACTCGCGGATTCATTCTTGCGAGAGTTTGTGCAGCGAGCGATTGGAAGTCTTGCTGGCACTGCGTTTACTGCACTGAGTTTAGCCTTTTCGCCGACTCCGATTGGCCCATTGCAAGCTGACGGTACGTTCAATGGTATTGGTTTGGCACATGGTGGTCCGATTGGTAGTAGCAGGGGACCAACGCTCGTCGGAGAGATGGGACCTGAGTTATTTCTTCCCCACACTTCAGGATTTATTGCCAATAACCAAACACTCAGCAAGATGGGTGGTGGTGGTGGCAGCCCCGTCTCGGTGACTGTCATCAACAACACTGGGCAAGAGTCATCGACAACGGAACAAAATGGGCCGAGTGGGAGATCCATTGAAGTGATGATTGGCAAAGCAATCTCTAAGAATATCTCAAGAGGTGGTGACGTGGATCAAGCAATCAGAAACTCGTATGGAGTCAATCGAATTGGGAGGCATGGAATCTAAATGCCCGTTTGGCCTGACCTACCGACTGATCCGATGTACGGGTGGACCGAAGTGCCTGGAAACGCCACGATTCGGACAGAGACAGATTCCGGTCCAGCAAAGACTCGCAAGCGGTTCAGTTCTGCACCAAGTAAGTTCTCACTTCAGTTCGCGATGTCAACCACTCAAGCAACGCGACTGATGCAGTTTTACACGAATTCGTCTGATGGTGATCCCGCTGGTACTGCGAGTGGTTCGTTGACCTTTGGTGGGTTGCCTCATCCGCGAGACAACTCTGCGGTAACTGCAACTCTCTTGACCGGATGGAGATTCACGTCGCCGCCCACGATCACGCAGAATTCATTTGGTCGCTTTAATGCGACCGTTCAATTGGAGTTGATCGAATGAGTCGGAGCGTTTCATCTGCTGCACGTCAAGCAATGTACTCGCAAAGTACCGAAGAGTTGTTTGTTCTCTTGCTTCAAATTAGCAATGAAGATGATCCGTCTGAGCCGATACGAACTGCGCTTGACTCGAAAAACTTGGATTCCAAGATCACGGTTGATGGTGTCGATACATATTCGACTCCAGTTACATTTGCAGGGGGCTTTTTCGGAATCGAGCTACCTGAAGAGGCTGGAGAGAATATCTCCAATGTTCGCCTGTCTATCGACAACGTAGACAGGGCGATTGTCACTGCCATTAGAAACGCATCTGAGCCGCCTGAAGTGCGGATGTGGATCGTTCTACGAGACACACCTGATGTCGTTGAAGCTGGACCGTTTTATTTTGTGCTTGAAAGCGCAGAATACAATGGTTCAACGGTTACGGGTGAACTCGCCTTTGAGGATGTGACAAACAGACGCTATCCGAAGCACGAGTTCACACCGCATCTCACACCAGGGCTATTCTGATGTCTTGGACAAACGACTACGTGGGCATTCCATATGAGATCAACGGTAGGGAGATGGACGCACTCGACTGTTGGGGACTCGTTCGCCAAGTTTACAAACGCGAGCTTGGATTCGAGTTACCATCTTATGCGGGCTACGAACACAGTCTGGATAGCAAAGCTTTCACTGCGGCTTTCGAGCAAGAGAGAGAGATGTGGAAGACTGTTGCGGTGCCGGAAGAATACGATGTAGCGTGGTGTCGGATCGTTGGCGTCGAGTGTCATTGTGGTGTGATGCTTGCTAACGGTCGAATGATGCTTCACGCAATGGAAGGGCAGGACATCTGTATTGTGTCTACATTGACACCAGTGTGGCAGCGGAGGATCTTGCGATGCTACCGGCTACAATAGATGTCCAGACGGCACGCAATCCATTCGAGAGTAATCGCGTCAATTCATACGCTATAGAAGGCGAGACGATTGAGACGATCATCATGTCGCAAGGGCTTCGGCTTGATGGTGTCTACACGGTCAATGCTGTTATCAACGGTGAGTTGGTTCCAGAACGGATGTTCGCCAAAGTCAGGCCGAAGGCTGGGACGTTAGTAGTTCTTCGCGTCATCCCTCGCGGTGGTAATGTAGGCAAGGGCATTCTGTCTATCGTCCTTGGCATTGTCATCATTGCCGCCTCATGGGGGACGCTGACTCCCCTTGTTGTTATTGCTGCGGGGGCTGCAATCTACTCCGGTATACAGTCCATTCTTGCACCACCTCCTGCTGTTCCATTTAGTGGTGACATTCCAGAGAGTCAGAACTCACCAGCGTTGTCAGGACAATCGAACACAGCTCGACTCTATGGTCCGATTCGTACCGTTCTTGGTAAGTACCGGGTCTATCCCGATCTACTCGGCAAGCCGTTTATCGAGACGGTCGGACATGACTCGATTAT